ATAGTAGTGTCACTCATTGATTGTTTTCCATTTATATTGTGAATGGATTTTATTCATTATATGAATTAAAGTAAATAGGTATGGTTCAATTACTTGCTTTATGGAAAGAGTCCGGACTCTAACTTCAATCACAAGTAATTCCTAGGGATTTCCCTGCGTCACGAATACACCATAAGGTCTTCGTGCGTGTCCTTGACCGGAACTAAGTTCCGGTTTCGCCCACTAGGGCTCGTCAGAAGGACTAGTGCTTTTCATTGTTCACCATTTCTTTTCCACTTGTTTTCGATTGATTTACGCGCAGCCACGGCTAGGGTGGCGCATACCATCTTCCCTAGTTCAGCCATCGCGGTTTTTTTATCTTCAGGGTCTGCTACATACATCGCAGCAACCATGCCGATGATGTCGGCAGGACTGTCCGCAAGGAGCTCAATTCGGCCCTCTTGGTCTACCCAGTCACTAATAAGCTTTGCCTGTTCGTCACGGGTCAGGCTGTCCCAGTTTCCACGTCCTTCTTTCTGAACCTTGCGTGCCATTGCTTCCCACATATCAACCCCCGTAAAGCGGGCTTGTGGTCAGCCCAAACCAAAGAAACGACCCCACGACAATCACGGCGAAAATCAGTTCCGCCAAGAACTTTAAGACTGTTTTCATAACCACCTCACTTGTTTGGTGGGACTATCCTACCAGCACAAGACCCTGCGTCAAGCCCTATTTATGTTCCAATGGTGACAACTTTTATGTGTTTTCAGGTATTGACAGGCTAGCATGATGATGCTAAAAAGCGCCCATGAGCATGACCGAAAAAGCTAGAAAGTACGTTCACTCCCTGCGGGGAGAGTGGCCCAGACTCTGTTCGGAGACTGGGCTTAGTTACCACTGGATATGCAAGTTCGCCCAGGGCGTTATCAAGAACCCCTCGGCGGCTTTCGTGGAGAAACTTCAGAAACATGAAAAACGCACATCCTGAACTGGAGGGCATCATCATGGGTACGGTTATCGGCTTAATCCTCTGGGGAATCATCATCACGGTGGGGGCTTCGCTATGAGTCAGCGGGAAAAGGTTCTCAGAGCTCTCCAGAGGGGCCACAAGCTCACACCACTCGATGCCCTTAACCGAGGTATGGGCTTACGCCTTGGGGGCCATATATACGCTCTCCGTAAGGCAGGACACGACATCCGTTCGGAGCTTGTCCAGAAGGGTGATGCAAGAGTCTCAAAATACTGGTTGCACATCGCTTGAACCAGTAATATCCTGAACATCGGCCTAGCTTAGCTAGCGAAGAGAGGACCTCGACTACCCTCCTGGCCGATTCCCTTCTTAGTCGTTGGTCTCTAGTCAGGGCCAGTCAAACCCCGACTCGTACTCCGCACGTTAGCAGGTGCGCGCTTGTCGCAGCTCGGAAGTAAAGCAAGCAAACCAAAATAGAGTGGAGCACGGTCCCACCCTGACCGCCACGACGGTGACGAGCCAGTACCCCAGGCTTGCCCGATACGGAACGATTACCGGCAGAGCTTTTTAGCTTTGTTCGACAGTTAGGCTAGGAGAAATAAGCCTTAAGACCTGTCACCGGAAAATGGGTGGGGTGTCTTTAAAATATGATTAATCCACAATTAAAAGCATTGAGACTAGAAATCCTTAGGGATAAAGCCTTAAGGGAAAGATGGGAAGAGCGAGCAGCCATTATGCAATACGATGGCGGTCTCACTCGGGAACAATCAGAAGAAGCTGCAATCGTTGAGGTGTTAAATGATAGATCCAGAACTGTGGGCGGACTTCGTCCAACATCGCAAAGACATCAAGAAACCACTAACCCAGACAGGCCAAAAGCGAATGCTCGCTAGGCTTTCTAGGTTCCTCGAGCAAGGTATGAACGTAGACGCTATGCTGGAGCGCAGCATCGTCAATGGCTGGCAAGATGTCTGGCCAGACCAGAAAGAAAGCCGACCCCAAGCCCATCGCATTGCAGAAATCCCGGAAACCCCAGAAATCGACAGAGAGGCCGCCAGAGCCGCCGTCAAGGAAGCCATGGGAAAGCTGAGGGTCATACGATGAACCGCGACGAGTACAGGTCAAGAGCCGTGGAGGTTTCTGCTCGAGGGGAGGACCTTCCGCAAGCGATTCTGACAACCGACCAAGTCAGGGAAATTCGCCAGGCAGCATGGAAAAGAAAAGAGATTCGGGATTACATCCGCGATAATTTGTCTGACGCCGCCATGTGCAAGAAGCACGGAATCTCCTCTCGCCGACTCTGGGACTGGAAAGACGCAATCCCAGAAGTTCGCCAAGCCAGAATTGATAGGGCAAATCTTCTGTCCTTCGTGACGGAAAACTTGACCAATCAAGCGTTAGCCCGAAAATACAAAACCCATCCGAACAACATCTTCAAAATCATCAACCGGATGGGGTGGGTTCATGTGGATTCGGAAGGGCGAATGGTTCCTCGAAAACCCTCCTTGGAAGCTCTGCAAGGCTTTCGTCGGAGGAGAGCCTAGGTACACGTTGACCGAAAACAAACAAATACGGGCGGTCTTTGACTGCCCAGAGAAGGCGAAAAAATGGGCCTCCCAGATTCAGAAAGGGTCGGAAAGGCCCTCAACTTTCTATGCGATTCCGACGAACCATACGCCCGAGCCGCCGCCCAGCTGGAGGCTGCCGAACTCCGAGTGAAACAGGTCCGGGAAGTCGCCTTTCTTGAGGCAACCGGGACGCAGGCAGAACGAGCCGCAAGGGCTAATCAGACTCCCGAAGCCTTAGAGGCTAACGCGGAGCTGGAGAAGAAGGTCTACCAGAAGGAACTCCTAAAGGCCAGACGAGCGACCGCGCTAGTCCTAATCGATGTCTGGCGAACCCTAGAAGCCTCGCAGAGGCGCTCATGAGGCCCTGGAGGAGCCGGAAGTACCTCGACCGCATCCGTAACCTTCCCTGCCAGCTTTGTGGCGTGGATGACGGCACAATCGTCCCGGCGCATTACTCAGGAATCTACAGCCAGCAACTTGGCAAGGGAATGGGCCAGAAGTCCTCGGACCACTGCGTTGCTGCACTGTGTCATTCTTGCCACGAGAGCATGGATAAATACGCCGACGGGAATACAGACACAAGGGCGGTCCGGTTTATGCTGGCTATCTTTAAGACTCAATGGGAGCTTCTGAATGAGAGCGGCAAAAACTGACGCTAATCACGCCAGGATTGTGAAAGTTCTGAGAGATGCCGGGGCGGAGGTGACTTCTTTGCATAAAGTAGGCCAAGGCGTCCCTGACCTTCTGGTGAGCTTTTGGGGAAAATGGTTCCTAATAGAGGTCAAGGATCCAGACAAACCTCCCTCGGCCAGAAAGTTGACCAAACCTCAGGAGGAGTGGATAGCGAGGCAGAAAGCCGAAGTCCACATTGTGACCACGGACCAGTCTGCGCTGGACGTTCTAGACATCGGAGACTGGAGAATAGCCCTTGGCGATGACATGGAAAAAAGAACGTGACCGATGGACGCAGATTGTCCAGCCGGGTCAGCATCGCCTCATGGCCGTTTGGAGGGGAAAACACTGGGTAGTCATTCGGAACTTTTGGAAGCCCAGCGTCCTACAATGGGATTTTCCCGTTATACTAGGTAAGTGGAAAACCGCCCGAGAAGCCAAACAGTTTTGCGAGGAATTTTATGCCGCTGAAGAAGGGCTCAAGCCAAAAAACAATCTCCAAGAACATCAAAACGGAGATGAAAAAGGGTTACCCGCAAAAACAAGCCGTAGCTATCGCCCTAAGCGTGGCCGGAAAGTCTAAGAAGAAAAAGTAAATGGCAATTACCGTCACTCATCCGAAAGTTTCGGCAATCCCGGATGACCCGGCCTCAGTTGCGGCGGGGGAGGTTGTTCCGAGCGACTGGAACGCCAACCACACGGTGGTGGTGGATGGGCTAGACAACGTCCCGATTGGAGCTGGCGGAGCGTCAACGGGCGCATTTACTACTCTTTCTTCTACGGGGGACACCACTCTTGGCGATACGTCAGGAGACATTGTAACGGTCAACGGCACTACCGCTTTCTCGAATCTTACAGCGAGCACGGCGCTTGCGCTGAATGCAAGCAAGAACGTGGTCAGCGTTACGAATACGGGAAGCGGCGATAATGTGCTGGCGACGAGCCCCACGCTAGTAACCCCGAACTTAGGGACTCCCTCTGCGATAACGCTCACGAATGCCACTGGCACCGCTTCAATCAACATAAACGGAACTGTCGGAGCGACGACTCCTACCACAGGAGCTTTTACTACTCTCAGTGCCTCGTCATTAGGTCTAAACGGCTCATCTTCTGGCACAGTCACGGTCAACACCGCAGCCGCTGCGGGGACTTGGACGCTTACTCTTCCAACTTCCGCAGGCACTAACGGATACGTCTTGTCGACCGACGGGGCAGGGGTCACCTCTTGGGTCGCTCAGTCTGGCGGGGGTGTCACTTCTTTCAGTGCTGGATCAACAGGACTCACCCCAAGCACAGCCACCACAGGCGATGTTACGTTGGCGGGAACTCTAGCCGTTGCGAACGGCGGAACGGGCGTCACGACCTCAACTGGGACTGGCTCGGTTGTACTATCAAATTCCCCTGCGCTTGGAAGCATAGGCATAGGCACTTCCGCAGGAACTGCGATTGGAGCAGTCATCGGCGGGACTTTATCTGGGTCTACATCGGGCGCGTCAATTCAAGCGCAGCCTACGATTGGAAGCGGCATCACTGGGGAATATACGACCTATAAAAGCAGGCCGATAACGCAAGCCGCCACCTTTACGCTGGCAAATATGGTGCATTTTTATGCGCAGCCCCAGACAAAAGGGGCTGGCTCAACGATTACCGCGCAATACGGGTTCTTAGCAGACACCGGCCTCACAGGTGCTTCGACTGTTAATTACGCTTTCTATACCGGGCTGGCAGCTTCGGGAACTACTAGGTGGGCTTTTTATAGTGCTGGGTCTGCACCGAATTACTTTAATGGGGTTGTAAGAGTCGGCTCTTCATCAACAGCCGGAGACCAAGCCCTTAACGTAGGCGGCGCGGTGCGGGTGGCAAACACCACTACCGCCAACCAAACCTCCGCCGGAACTATGGATTTTAATACTGGAAGTAGCCAGTTGCGATTTCTGTCATGGGGCCCGAGTGGAACTCAAGGACTCATTACTTGGTGGACAGGCGCTGGTGGAGCGGCCACTACGCAGCGGATGACATTGAATGGCTCCAACAATCTTGGGCTTGCAACGTCTACGTTTGGCACCAGTGCAACCAATACGTTTTCAGTTGCGTCAGGCACAGCCCCCACGACCGGCGTGGCTGATACGGTCCAGTTTTATAGTTCGGATCTGTCGGCAGGGAATACAATCCCGAGCTTTTACACAGAAGGAACCAACGTAGGAACCGGAACTCCGACGGCGGACCGAACAATTGCCATCAGATTCAATGGAACTGTTTATTATCTTTTAGCGAGCACAATCGCATGATAAAACTAGAGCTGACTGTTGAGGAAGTGAATGCAATCCTTCAGACATTGGGAAACCTCCCGACATCTTCGGGGGCTTGGCCTTTGGTGCTGAAAATCAAAGAGCAAGCAGAGGCCCAGGTTAAGGCAAATGATTAACTACACCTGGAAAGTCACAAAGTTTGAGGTCATCAATGAAGGCCCGCTTTCAGATGTGGCGGTCATCAGTTATTTCGAGTGCCTAGGAGAAGAGGATGAGCTTAAAGGCACTGCTTCAAGCGATGTTCGTTTGCTTCCTCCTGACCCCGATAATTTTATTCCTCTGGATAGTGTTACTGCTGACGAAGCCGTTAATTGGACCTTGGCCGCCCTTGGCGAAAGGGTTGAGGTCTACGAAGAAATGGTAAAAGACCAGATTGAGGGGCAAAAGCTGCCGGTTCCGAGAGCCGTAGAACTGCCCTGGATGAATGGCTAGGGCATTTCAGCAAAATGCGTTTCAGGACTCCGCCTTTCAGATTGGCGGGGTTCCTGTTGTTGTCCCCAAAGGCGGGGCATCAGGGAAGAAATCGAAATATCCGAAACGGGTTTCGGTCAATGGCCGAGTCTTTGTTGTCCGGTCAAGGGCAGAAGAAATCGAGTTGCTCCGGCAGCTCCAGCAGGAAGCAGACGACCAAGCCGCTATCGCTAAGGGCCTTGGAGACGAGGTTCTAGCCAAGCGAATCAAGAAGTCTGCTGCCAAGATTGAAACAAGGGTGCAGGCTCAAGAAAGCCGACTTGCCCGCCTGCTGCGAGATGACGAAGAAATCCTTCTACTGCTGAGTGCTTAAATGGCCGGACTCCTCGACAAAGACACGCTGCCCTGCAACAAGCCAAGGCGCACCCCTGGACACCCTACCAAGAGCCATGTGGTCAAGGCTTGCTACGACGGGACCGAGAAGCTTATCAGGTTTGGGGAGCAGGGAGCCAAGACCGCAGGAAAGCCCAAGGCAGGGGAGAGCGAGAAGATGAAACAGAAACGCAAATCATTCAAAGCTCGCCATGCCAAGAATATTGCTAAGGGGAAATCCTCTGCGGCCTATTGGGCGGACCGTACCAAGTGGTAGGATTGTGCAAATAGTCCAAAAGTGACAAAATCCCGAGGCGTCAAAAATTAAGGAGTTAACATAACGTGCCCGGCGGAGCCCCTCTCGGAAATAAAAACGCTACCAAAACAAAGGTATGGAGCGATGCCATCAGGCGCGCTGTCATGCAGGGTAAGAAGCTCGACTCCTTGGCGAATGCCATTATCACTGCTGCTGAAGGTGGAGACATTGCGGCATTAAAGGAAATCGGGGACCGCCTCGAAGGAAAGGTCAGCCAGACGATTGCCGGAGAAGATGGGCCGATCGAGCTTGTCATCACATGGTCCGACAGCGCATCGAAATAAACTACGCCCCCAGACCGCTTCAGCTCGACTACCACAACCGGAAGGAACGATGGGCAATAGCGGTCTGCCATCGACGGTTCGGCAAGACGGTCATGGTGCTGAACGACCTAGTCCGGGACATCATTACCTGCCAGAAGCAAAGGCCGAGAGGGGCTTACATTGCGCCCCTGTACCGGCAGGCTAAGGCGGTGGCTTGGGATTACCTCCAAGAGTTCACCAGAGCTATTCCGGGGATGACGTACAACCAAGCGGAACTGAGGGCGGACTTCCCGAACGGAGGCCGCATCTCGCTTTACGGAGCGGACAGTCCCGACAGCCTGCGAGGCATCTATCTGGATGCCGTAGCCTTGGACGAATATGCCCAGATGTCAGAGCGAACCTGGGAGGAAATCATCCGCCCAGCCTTGGCAGACCGGAAGGGAAGGGCGACCTTCATCGGCACCCCCATGGGCCACAATGCCTTTTACCAGTTATACGACAAGTACCGAGAACACCCGGACTGGTATGTGGTGGTGCACCGGGCGAGTGAAACTGGGTATGTGGACGAGGACGAACTTGAGGACCAAAGGAAACAACTGAGTGAAGAGCGATACTCCCAAGAGTTCGAGTGTAGCTGGACCGCTGCCATTATCGGCGCTTATTACGGCCGTCTGCTCGAAGATGCAGAAAAGTCAGGAAGATTTCGTAACGTCAACGCAGACCCAGGATACCCTGTTGAAACTTGGTGGGACCTTGGTATTGGAGACTCTACCGCTATCTGGTTCGCCCAAAGGGTCGGGCCGGAAATACGACTTCTGGACTACTACGAAAACAACAGCGAGCCCTTGAGTCACTACGCCCAGGTGGTCCTTGAGAGGGCCCGAAAGCACAAGTGGACGCTGGGGGATATTGTCCTGCCTCATGATGCCAAGCAGCGGAGTCTGGATACCGGCAAGACTCGGGTGGACACCCTCAGCGACCTGATGGGGCAAAGGCCAGTTGTGCAGGCTCAGCACCGGATTGAGGACGGCATAGAAGCGGTCCGAAAAATGCTCCCGAATTGCTGGTTCGATGCGTTACACTGTGCGGCAGGACTGAACGCGCTTAGGCACTATCGGGCGGAGTACGACGAGGTGCGTAGAACCTACCGGCTGAGACCTGTACATGACTGGGCCTCGCATGGTTCTGATGCGTTCAGGGTTGGCGCAATGCACAAGGGCCGGACCGAAAAGCGATGGGAGCCCATTAGCTACTCAAACAGGGGCATCTTGTGAACACCGCCTACTTGATAAAACGAATTGCAGAATTGAGTGCTGAACTGACAGCGGTTAAGGCCGCAATGCAGGCGCTGGAAGTCAGGCTTGATTCTGTCGAAACCAGGCGGAAGAAAAATGCCCAAGCTGACTGACTCGCAGATTCTCGCCAAGGCCCAGATGGAGGTCACCTCCACTATCGGGCGTTGGGGTTCTGAAATCTCCAATGAGCGGGCTGCCGCGCTTGATTACTACCTCGGCGAGCAGTACGGGGACGAGGCGGAGGGCCGAAGTCAGGTCATCACTCGGGAGGTCATGGAGACCATCGAGTGGATTCTTCCGAGCTTGGTCCGCATCTTCTGCGATGCCGACAACATGGTTCAGTTCGACGCTGTTGGGCCAGAGGATGAAGAGCAGGCCGAGCAGGAAACGGACGTGGTCAACTACGTCTATTGGAAGCAGAACAAGGGGTTCTATAACACTTATACCTTCTTGAAGGACGCCCTCCTATCGAAGAACGGCATCCTGAAAATCTGGTGGGAAGATGCCGAAATCGAGGAACGTGAGGAGTACACCGGCCTTGATGAGCTGAGCATCCTTCAGCTTATGTCTGACCCGACGGTGACACGTGAGCCTATCGAGGTCACTGTAGAAGAAGATGGGTCTATGTCGGCGGCCTTCAAGGTCACCAAGAACAAGGGCAGAGTCCGCATTGAACCCGTCGCTCCCGAGGACTTTGGGATTAGCCGGGACGCTTCCAGCCCATACGCCAAGGATGCGCGGTCCTGCTATATGCGGGTCCAGAAGTCCAAGAGCGAACTCATTGAAGCGGGGTACGACCGCAAGCTGGTCGAGAGCCTGCCGACCTCTGACGACGTAGACACCCCCGAGAAGATTGCCCGAGACCGCCTAGACGACGAAGGTCTCGCGACCGTCTATACCCGAGACACCTACTGGATTACCGAGTGCTATCTCTATCTCGACAAAAACGACGATGGGATAGACGAGCTGCTGAAGGTGACCTACGCGGGCGACCCTGATGGCGGTGGCTCGGCGACCCTGCTGGACGTGGAAGAGGTCGACCGTATCCCATTTGCTACAGCGACCCCGGTTATCCTGACCCACAAGTTCTATGGGCTCTCCATCGCAGACCTGACGATGGATATCCAGCACATCAAGTCCACGCTGTTGCGGCAGGTCTTGGATAACACTTACCTAGCCAACAACTCGCGGACTATCGTCAATGACGAGTTCGTGAACATGGACGACCTGCTGACGAGCCGTCCTGGCGGGGTTATCCGCGTTCGTGGTGACCAAGGCGTCGGGGCTTATGTGACCCCGCTTCCTGCTTCTCCGTTGCCGCAGGAAACCTTCCCGCTGATGGAGTACATGGACCAGCAAATTAAGCAGCGCACGGGCGTTGGCGATGAGGTTGCTGGCCTTGATAAGAACGCCCTCAGCAATGTGAATACCGGGGTGGCTGCGCTGGCTTACGATGCAGCCCGCATGAAAATCGAGATGATTGCCCGAATCATGGCCGAGGTGGGGTTCGTCCCGCTGTTCAAGGATATCCACGAAATCCTGAGCAAGAACCAAGACCGGGAAATGGTTCTGAAGCTCCGCAATCGTTGGGTTCCCGTGAATCCCGGAGAATGGCGAGAACGCGAGAACATTACGGTGCGCGTCGGTATGGGCAACCAGAGCCGTGAACGCCGCGTAATGGGGATGATGCAGATTATTGATCTTCAGCAGAAGTACGCGGCGGCGGGAGCGATGGGGTCGCTGGTAGCGCCTGAACAAATGTGGATGGCCAACAAAGAACTGGTCAGCGCGATGGGCCTCACGCCTGAGCTGTTCTTTATGGACCCCAAGATGGCCCCGCCCCCGCCGCCGCCGCAGCCAGACCCCGCCGCAATGGCGGCTCAGGTACAGGCAGAGGCGATGATGTTGGACGCTCAGTCCAAGATGGCAAGGGCTCAGGTAGACGCCCAGAAGGTGGCCGCAGAAGAACGGATGATGCAGGCCGAGATGATGCTCAAGATCGAGGAGCAGCGTCTCAAGCGTGAAATCTCCACCTTGCAGAACGAGCTGAAGGGGATGAAGGACTCGGCAGATTCCAACGCCAAGCTCCTGTCGATGGAAGTCGAGATGAAGCGACGCCAGACCGAGAACGACCTTAAGCTGCTTCAGATTCAGATGGCCGAGATAAGCAAGTCCAAGGACCGGGCGCTCGATAAGTACATCGCTGACCAGAAGGCGGGCCTCGACGCGGCCAAGATGTCTATGCAGGAGATGAAGGACTTCCTTCCTGGCGGAATCCTTGTGGGCGAGCCGGAGATTACCGAAATCTTCGCCTACGACACGATGATGCCCGAGAAGCCCGAAGAGGAGATGGAAGAGCCGGAGGAAATGGAGGAAGAGGAGGACAAGGAAGAAGAGAAAGGCCCAGACCAGCGCGACTATATGCTGGCGATGATGGCCGACCAAATTGCCTCCCTGCAAAACCAAATCAACAACAGCGAAGTCCGAAAAGAAGTGGTCCGGGACAAGGACGGCTTAATCAAGGAAATCGTGGAGCGCCGCGTTGCCAAGTCTTGATAAAGAGATAGCCCGAGGCCATGAGGCAGAGCGCATCCTGCGTTCCCCTCTATGGTCTGAGGCGTGGTCATCCTACGAAGATAAGTTGATGGCCGCATGGCGAGCCAGCGGATCTAAAGAACAGGAACAGCGCGAGACCTTGTGGCTTGCGTTTCAGGTCTGTCAGAAGATTAAGAATCACATTGAGTCAGTCATGGTGACGGGCAAGATGGCATCAAAACAAGTTGAGGAGCTGAACAAATGAGCGAACAGCAAGCGACCCCAGAGGCTCGGATTGCGGCCTACCTAACCCCTGAGTCTGAGCGCCCAAGAGAGGAAGCTGTAGAGGCGTCCTCGGAAGCGCCTGTCGAAGCATCCTACGAAGCCCCACAGGAAGCCCCACAGGAAGCGCCGCAGGAGGCATCGGAAGAGCCAGCGGATGAGATGACCATCGACGAGTGGAACCAGCTCGCTGAATACCTCGATGCAGACCCCTCCGACCTATACGCCCTGAAGGTCAACCTGGACACGCCAGATGGCCCGAAGCAGGCAACCATCGAGCAGCTCAAGGACGCTTACAAAGAACAGGAAAAGCTGCGGGCGGAATCAGTCAAGGTAGAGCACGCCCGAAACCAGCTTCAGCAGCAGTGGACGCAAGCTGCGCAAGCCCTCCAGCAGAAAGAACACCAGGCGGCAGAGCTGCTTGGATATGTCGAAAACCAGTTCTTTCAGGAGATGGGTCAGATTAACTGGGATTGGCTACGACAGAACAATCCGGCAGAATTTGCTGCATTGAGAATGCAGTATCAGGAGCGCCAGAGTGAACTGGCGAACCTACGGGCGCAGGCGGCAGTACGGTATGAAAACGCGCAGCGGGAGCAGGCGCAAATCATGGCCTCTCAGGAGCGGGAGCTTCTAGGGCGAGAGGCTGAATTACTGTATAGAGCCATCCCGGAATGGAGGGACCAGCAGGTCGCGGCACGCGAAAAGGCCGAGATTGCACAGTTCCTCTTGTCTCGCGGGTATAGCCCGCAGTACGTCGCGACCATTAAGGCGCATAGGGAGGTCCTTCTGGCGAGGGACGCCATGCGGCTTGCGAAATCGCAGACTACCGTTGCAAAAAACAAGGTGTTCAAACTTGGCAAAAAGACCCTTACACCGGGGGCTCGCGGAGCCAGGAATGAGCAGGCTACAGAAACGACCCGTGCGCTGCGTGGCAAGCTCTCAAAGAGCGGAAACATGAAAGACGCAGCAGCACTAATTTCCCGAATGATCGGGTAAGGAGACACAGAGATGGCAGTTCCGACAGGCACTTATCAGCGGTACGCCGCTGTTGGTATGCGCGAGGACTTGGAAGATATTATCTATGATATCTCGCCAATGGACACCCCCTTCATGTCCAACGTCACCCGCAAGAAGGCAACCTCAACCTTCCACGAGTGGCAGACTGATAGCCTTGATTCGGCTGTTGCGACCAACGCGCAGGTTGAAGGCGATGATGCAAATACGAACACCGCGACGGCTACCAGCCGCTTCGGTAACTATACGCAGATTCTGACCAAGGTCCCGCGTGTCTCTGGCACCCTGCGTGCTTCTGACACCGCTGGCCGCCGTGACGAACTCAGCTACCAGATTGCCAAGCGCGGTCGGGAACTGAAGCGCGACATGGAAGCGACGTTCCTAGGGACGCAGGCCGCGACTGCGGGCGCTGCTGCCTCGGCGCGCGTCATGGCTGGCGTTGCTGCGTGGCTCTTCACGAATCAGGTGAAGAACGGCACCGCCGCGACCACCACCACAATCACCTCCGGCGCTCCGGGCACTGCCCCGACTTCCGGCACTGCTGCGACCTTCACTGAAACCATGCTGAAGTCCGCGATTAAGCAGTGCTGGGATAATGGCGGTTCGCCGAATGTCATCTTCACTGGCTCGTTCAACAAGCAGATTGCCTCGGCGTTTGCGGGTATTGCGACCCAGTACCGTGACAACCAGCAGACCGGACCTGCGACCATCATCGGCTCTGCCGACATCTACGTGTCTGACTTCGGCCAGCACCAGATTGTTGCGGACCGCTTCATGCCTGCCAACCAGGTCTACGCTCTTGACCTCGAATACTGGTCTGTCGCTTACCTGCGACCGATTCAGAATGTCGAGCTTGCCAAGACCGGCGACTCCGACCGTTCCATGATTCTGGCCGAGTGCACCCTCGTGGCTGATAACCCGAGCGCCTCTGCTAAGGTCTACGCGGTTACCACGTCGTAAGGACCTCAACCTTGGCGGGGGTTCGTCCCCCGCCCCTTTTGGAGGCCAGCATGGCATACGAAAAAGCGAAGAAGATGGTTAAGTGGAACTCGGCCAGCAAGAAGGGAATCACCAAGACGTACAAAGCGTCTAAGATGGTTCCTGTTGACGGCCAGGGATGTCAGAAGCGTGGCAAAAAGGCTTCTTGATTACGACCCGCTAACCCGTACTTCTGTATTTCATCACTATGATGACCTGACGAAAGAGACGGTCATCGAAGAGATACAGGACGTTGCGGATTATCTGGAAGGCAACAAACGCACCCAGACACATGACGTTGGGGGCGGCGGTGGCCTGAATGAATATTCCCGTAAAGGAATCAAGGAGGGGTGGTGGCACGTCGCCAGAATCCCCAACTCTGTCATTCTGAAATGGAAAAAGGATTACGGGGTAGATGTCTTTAACAAAGACCACACCCCCGGCATTAAACGACTTTTGAACGACCCAGAATGGCGATACCTGAGAACGGGAACGGGACGAGTCTAGACCTACAAGTTGCGGAAAAAGCCTATGGCCGGGGGGACTATCAGCTCTCCGGCCATACGGTCATGCAACTGCTGGCTCGGAACCCATACGACATTGAGGCATTGCTCCTCATGTCGAAAATCCTCATTGATACCGAGAAGAGCCCTCTTGCTCTGGCGGTAGCCGAAAAGCTCACAACCCTAGCCCCTGATGACTGGCGTTGCTGGCTGGTCCGGGGAACGTGCGAAGCGTCCCTGATTGACAAGGCCCCAGTGGATTCCATGCTGAGGGCCGAAGAACTAGCCCCTGACAATCCGTCTGTCCTGCGCTCGATTGCGTTTGCCCATGCGGTGAACTATCGATTCAAGGAGGCCGAGGAATATGCACGCAAGGCGATTCCCCTGGAGGAACATCCGCAGGGCCATGTGGCTCTTGGCTTTGCTTGCCTGCATACCCAGCGATACGGAGAGGGCTGGGATGCTTATGCACGAGGAATGGGACATCAGGCGTTTCGAGAGAAGCAGAGCTACGGCCTCCCAGATTGGGAGGGGCAGAAGGGAAGGCTTCTGGTTTATGCAGAGCAGGGCCTAGGCGACCAGATTGCTTTCTGCACAACCATTAAGAGCGCCAACGTCAAACAGTTGGTTTGCCACCCTAAGCTGGTGGACGTATTCAAAGCGGCCTTCCCGAGGACTGAGGTCTACGGCGGGCAGTTCCAGAAGGAAATTGAGTGGAAAGTAGAAGCCGACTATCAATGCTCGATGAGCGAGCTTCAGCGGTTCTACAGGCGCTCTGTGAAGGACTTTCCGGGAACCCCTTACCTTACCCCTCACCCTGCTAAACGGTTTCAGTGGGCGGCTCTGCTGAGGAGTCTAGGGAAGCGCCCGAAGGTCGGGATTGCATGGACTGGGGGAACGCCAGGCGCGCATGGGTGGTTCAGTCGGAACGTCCAGCTCGAGGACTGGAAGCCTATCTTTGAATCAGTGGATGCGGACTTCATCAGCTTGGAATATAAAGAGCGCGACACCGAGGGCTTCCCGATTCATGACTTCCCATGGGGAACCCAGACAGACAACTATGAGGACACAATTGCCCTGATTGATTGTCTGGATGCGGTAGTCTGCGTGCCGACGACGGCTTACCATGCCGCCGGTGCATTGGGGGTTCCTGCCATTGTTGCGGTGCATTCTACGCCCCACTGGCATGAGCAGACACCTTGGTACAAGAGTGTCCAGTTTTTGAACCGGCACGATAACTATATAAACGACATCATTGAAAGGTTGAGGAAATGCGTATCTTCATCGGAATCGATCCGCGCTCTCCGGTCTCCTACAACGTCCTCCAGTGGTCGATAATCAGGCGAGCTTCTAAGCCCGTCCAGATTATTCCCCTAGTCCTCCCGCAGCTCCCCATCTCTAGGCGGGGGCTGACAGACTTCACCTTCTCCCGATACCTACCCCCGTTCCTCTGTAATTACCGAGGCATTTCGGTATTCATGGACTCCGACATGCTAGTCCTCGGAGATGTCCACGAACTCGGGAAGCTGGTAGACGGTAACCACGAGGTCTACGTCGCCAAGCACCAACAGCGTTTTGAATGGCCTTCTCTGATGGTCTTTGATAACGCCCTCTGCCATAAGCTAACCCCTGAATACATCGACGACGAGAACACCAAGCCTAGCACTTTCGAGTGGGCCGAGAGCGTCGGAGACATCCCGCAAGAGTGGAACTTCTGCGTTGGATACGAAGAGAAAGCGCCAGCAAAGCTAGTGCATTTCACCCAGGGCGTCCCTCATTTTGCTGAGGTCCGAGGGTGCGACTACGCTGAGGAATGGCAGGAAGAGTTTAAGTCCATGAACGCCTCCTGTTCGTGGATTGAGCTAATGGGTAAGTCTGTTCATGCGGAGGGAGTCCTAAAGAAGCTGGGGGTTATGTGAACGTCACATTCCAACAGACCGACGAAACCATTGCCTCGACAAGGCTAAGAAACATCATCCCATTTAGGGAACTTTCCAAGCTCGGATGGAAACAAGGAACGGACATCCTTGTCTGTTCAAAGCACAACTGGCGCTGGAATGCTGCCGTGCGGTATCAGTATCGAAAGGTGGTTTTTGATGTCTGCGATGACTGGTTCGATGACCCCTCAAAAGGCCCGCACTACCTAGAAGCCTGCGAGAAAGCAGATGTTGTCACCTGTAATAGTGAGACGATGCGTCTCCTAATACATGACAAAACGGGCAGGGATGCGGTGGTCATTGACGACCCCTACGAACACCCCGAGAGTCCGCCGGGCATGGGCGAGGGCGTTCTATGGTTTGGGCACAGAATCAACCTGCCAGACCTGTACAACGTACATCAAGACATTCGCTACCCCTTGCGCGTCCTGACGAACATAGAAGCCCCGTGGTGCGAGATGTGGAGCCCTGACGCCCTAGTAAGGGAGCTGGGCAGATGTCGCGCTGTGCTGCTTCCTACGGGGCGCAGGCGGTGCAAGAGCGCCAACAGAGCCGTGACAGCCATCAGGGCGGGAAGGTTCCCTGTCTGCGGAGAGCTTCCGGCCTATCGAGAGATTCCCGGAATCTGGGTCGGCAACATCGCCCAAGGCTTGGAAATGGCTATGACGCTGGACGTTACAGACCGCATTGCAGAAGCGCAGGCATACGTCCGAGAACGATTCAGCCCTAAAACAGTGGGGGAAAAATGGAACAAGGTCTTATCAGACTTAATTTAGGCTGCGGGCACAAACTGATGCCGGGTTTCATCAATGTGGACCTCCCCGGCAACTGGTCAGGGATTAGGCCAGACTTTGAAGCCGACATCAGCGAGCCTTTGCCGTTTGAAGATAGCTACGCGGACGAGGTGCACGCCTACCATGTTCTAGAGCATTTCCACCGTTGGAAGGTGGAAGGAATCCTTAAAGACTGGATGCGGGTGCTGAAGCCTGGCGGAAAGATTGTTTTGGAGATGCCCTGTTTCGATAAGGTTCTGGGGTATATGTTCGACAGGGTTCAGAGAGGGGAGCAGTTCGACGCCCGGATGACCATGTGGGCGATGTACGGGGACCCTAGTTATGAGAGCGAGGAAATGACCCACAAATGGTTCTGGTCGATGGTTGAGCTGACGGATGTCTTGGAGGACATAGGTTTTGAGATGGTCGCCATAGAGGAGCCCAAGACCCACATTGCAGCACGGGATATGCGAGTTACTGCAAGGAAAAAAATGGGGGTATAATCTAGCCCTACCAAAAGGGGGCCGAGATGGCAATCTCTAACTATTCGGACCTGCAATCCGCCATTACAGACTGGCTTGCGCGGTCCAGTCTGACGACAGCCCAGACCGCTAACTTCATCCAGTTGGCGGAATCGATGTTTAAGCGCCCTCCCCTGCCGCGCACTGCTGGGAACATGGGCGGGGTTAGGGGGAATAAGACCCGCACGACGGGAACCTTGACCTCCGGCACGAACAGCCTGGCCTTCCCGGCTGACTTCCAAGAGCTGACCTCGTTTACCCTGACAGCGGACCCTGCGGCTGTCCTGACCTACGTCTCAGATGAGCAACTGAGGCAGTATCAACGCTCGGGCACCGGCAAGCCTGCCTTCTTCGCAATGTCGGATGTTTTCGAGTTTGACGTAGCGCCTGATGACTCTTACGCCTACGAAATAGTCTACTTCCCCGGCGTGTCGGCATTGAGCGACAGCAACACCACAAACTGGCTGTTGACCAAATTCCCAGACGTTTACCTGTCCGCCTCGATGTTCTGGGCGAACAGGTACCTGATGGCCGAGGACGAAGCAGCATTGTGGGCGAATCAGTATAAGGAAGCTGCGGCGCTTGCCTCGGCTGAGTATCTGCGTGGTCACCAGTCGCAGGGGCCTCTCTCCATCCAGCTTCAGAGAAAATTCTATGAGTGACATTCAGACTTGGTCGAACACTGCCGCTTCCAATAACGCCTCTCCGCCTAACGGATTCCCGGAGGGCATGGCCCCTTCGACCGTTAATGATGCTGCCCGAGAGGTCATGGCGGCTATCAGCCGGTATCGCTCTGATACTGACGGGGTGAATACCTCGACAGGAACCAACACGATTGCGCTGGCTGCAAGTCGAACAATGACGGCCTACGCCCAGGGCGACCTGTACACGTTCAAGGC